AGACTCTTCCGCTCCTAGAGATACCACTTCCGGAGCTCTTCCGCCGTCGGCCGCCGGGAAAACTTCGCGCGCTTCATCGACGCGAATAGTATCTCCCTTTCGTTAAGCCTGATCGCCTACCGGGCCGAGCCCTTCGCCGCCCCAGTGGGGCAAAAAGGGCACGCATACGGACCGATCGTTGGGTCTGTTGGGACCCTGGAGCATTCGAACGGTCTTCCCCGTCGGGCGCCCGCGGGAGTCCTTCACGACCCAAACGAAAGGCTGATCGACGGGGACCGTCTGCCCGTTCAATTCCTTCGAGTCTTCCCCCGTCCGATCGTCGAACGTCTCGACCCACCTCTTCATGAGCTTCGGGACCTTCCCCCGGAGATCCATCAGCCCAACCTGAGTCGTCACCCCGACGGTGTAGTGCATCTCGGTCCTCACGATTCGCTCCGCGCGCCACCGCTGACCCGCAAAAAGACCGTTTACTCCGGCTACGCGGTCGACGGCGTCGTCGATCCCTTCGCCCTGGACGATCGAGAGCGCGAGGCGCCGCTGGATCGCGCCGACGGCCTGGGGCCCGTAAAGGCGCGCGCTCGAGCGGTAGCGCGAGAGAAGCGACGGCGCGACCTTCGGGTAGGCGCCGAGAGCCACCGCGGCCTGAGCCGCCTGGACGACGGGCGTCGTCCGGCCGTAGGCCGCCTCCATCCTCGCGATCGTCGATACGAGTTGGCGCGGCGCGAGAGCGCCCGCGCGGCCGCCGACATCCTTCAGGTGGTTTTCGAGATCTCCCTCGAACCCGCGCGCGACGTCCGCGACCTGAACCAGGACCTGAGAAAGCTGCTGGGCGCCGAAGGTCTGGCCGCGCCCGGCCTTCTTCAGCGCGGCGAGGCGGCCCTCGAGCTCGGCGCGCGCCTCGGCGTAGATCTTCTTCATCCGCGCGACGCCGCGCACTTCGATCAGGCCGCGGAGCTGGGCGCGGTGAAGCGTTACGATCTCGGAGAGGAGCGCCGACATCGCGTCACGCCGACGCCAGCGCGCGCGGGACGACCTCTTCCGCCGCCCGGACGTGGAACGTCCGCTCGCAGTCCGGACAGACGATCTCGAGAAAGTGGCCGGGGTAGATCCGGCGCGGGACGAGAGCGAGGCGGTTTCCCCGGCACGTCACGAGGCCGGCGAGCGGACCCGGTCGGACCTCCGCCTCGTGCGAAGCCCCGAGCGGCCGCATCATCGGTCGTCGCCCCTCATGGGCGGGGGCTTCTTCCCCTCTTCGATCGCGTTCTCCCGCGCGTGGACGCCGTTCTTCCCGACGTGGCACTTACGGCAAAGGACGTGGAGCGCGGCGACCTTGTCGACATGCCCGAGCTTCGCGCCTTTCTTCAGGACGGGGTCCTTCTTCGCCTTGGGGTCCTCGGCGATCTCCTTTTTGTGCCCGGAGATGTGGTCGAGATCGAGGTCCTTTTTCGGCGTCGGGCAGTCCTCGTTGGTGCAGCGGAATTTGTCCCGCCGAAAGACCTTGAGCGCGAGCGCGGGGTCGAGCCCGCCCTTTCCCCCGTTCGCGAGGGTCGCGCCGTTCTCCTTCGCCTCGCGCTGGATCGTCGCGACGATCTTCGTCGCGCGCGCGGCCTTCGCGTTCTCGCGCGTCCCGCGGCGCTCGTTCCGCCGCGCCCAATCCCGGTCGGGCTTCGCCACTACGAGCCGCCGCCGTTGCCGAGGGGCTTGATCCCCGCCGAACGCATGCCGCCGCCACCGAACGCGTCCGCCGCCGGATCTTCGTGGGCCTGGGTGTTCGGGTCGACGGCGATCGCGCGCGACATCTCGGGGAGGTTCGCGATCTCGTCCTCGTTCGGGACGATCCCCGCCGCGACGTGAGCGCCGTACCCCCCCGGCATGAGGTCCGGGACCTTGTCGAGGAAGTCCGCGTACGGCTCCTGGCCGCCGATCAGAGAGCGCACAAGCTGGACCTCGCCGGGGCGGCGAATCGGAATGACCCGACCGCCGACGCCGTCGGGCGCGGCGGGCTCGCGGCGCGGCGCACGCGCGGGAGCGGGGCCCGCCGAGATCGGCACGAGCACCCAGCCGTGGGCCGCGTCCTGGACGTAGCCGAAGCCCGGAGGCGGCGGCGGGAGGCTGTCAGCGCGCGGGCGGTGCGCCGGCGGCGCCAGCGGCGGCGATGACGGTGCCGGGGAGCGGGACGGGCCGTTCGCCCAGCGTCGGAGGCTCCGGGGATCGATCGCCATGAACCAACCTTACGCCGAGCTCGCCCGCCAACACACTCCAGTCGGGCTTCTCGAAGCGATCGTCGGCGAACCAATCGACGAGCGGCTTCCCCGGCTCTTCCCAGGGAAGGAAGCAGCCCCAGACGCCTTCGGCCTTTAGGAACGCGACCATCTCCTCGCGGAGGGCCCAAGACTTTTCGGCGTCGGCCGGGACGCGTCCGGCGCGCCAGAACTCGTCGGCGTCGCCGGGGAGCTCGCGTACGGATACGGGCATCGTTCGGCACGAGTAGAGGACGAGGCGGAGGCCCGCCGCGGCCGCCGCCACGACGAACTCGCGCGCGCCCGCGCGCCAGCGAAACGGAAGGACGTGCTCCTCGACGAGCGAGCCGTCGAAGTCGAGCGCGCCCGCGATGACGCCGTCGGGACCGGGCACGCGCTAGGGCTTTCCGCCGTCGCCGGCGGCGGGGCCGCGCGGATCGCCGACGATCGAATCGTCGGGCGGGACGCCGCCGTCCATGCCCCCGAGCATCCGCGCGTTCCGCTCGTCGATCTCTTCCTTCGCGCGCTGAACCACGCCCTTGACGTCGCGGACCTGGAAGATCGAAGCGACGCTCGCCGCCGCCGTCTCCGTGTCGATGAAGCCCGCCTGGTTCGCGGAGGCGGCGACCTCGACCTTCGCCTTGTCGTCGGCGACCGCCGGGGCGAAGTAGGGCCCCCACTCGAGTTGGACGTAGCCGCCGCCGGGCCCGAGCTTTTGGGGCTCCGTCTTCGAGCCGCCGTCCGGAGTCTTGACGGTCCGCGGGGGGAGATCGAAGACGAACTTCCCGATGACGGGCGTCCCGTCTTCGTCGGGAGGGAGCTCGACCGTTTTCCCGAAGAGCGGACGCGCGATCTTCTCCGTGAGGCGCATCAGGGCGATGATGGCCGGGCCGTACTGGTCGCGGAGATCGTCGGCGCATTCCGTCATCGGGGCGAAGATGTACTCGATCGCCTTCGCGCTCTGGGCGCTCCCCGAGATCTGATCGGGGTCGAGCAGAACGCATCGGGTGATGTCGAGCACGTCTTGCTTGATGGTCTTGAGGACCTTGAGTGCGAGCTCGATTCCCGTGCCCGCGATCTCCATGTAGTTCGCGGTGCCGCCCTCGCCCACGAAGAGCGCGTGGCGCGATCCCTTTTCGAGCCCGCCGCCGCCCTGGACCTTTTTGTCGTCGAAGGCGAGGACCGCCGTCGGGTCGAGGTTGACGAGCGTCCCCATGTTGAGCTGAGCCAGGAGGCGATCGCCCGCGTCCATCGACTGCCAGGCGCCGTCGCAATCGGGGTCGCCGTCCATGTCTTCGGAGTCGGCCTGGTTCTGAATCCAGACGCCGGGGAAGTACCCGAGGCCGTGCTCGACGGAAAGCCCCTCTTCGGGGACCCAGTCGTTCGCTTCACCATCTTCGAGGCGCGCGGGCTTGTAGACGATGTCGACCTGGTCCGTGATGATCCGGCGGTAGAGGTACGAGACCTGGCGCGTCCCCGTCACCTTCCCCTTTTCGAGGACGTCCTCCTCGACGGGGTACTCGTACATGACGAGGATCCCCTGGGGCGTCCACGTCCGCCGGTCCTTCCAGAGGACGGAGACGTTCTTCGAGTTGTGAACCTCGTAGGAGAACGTGCCGTCGCGGAGGTGGACCGTCATACAGACGGACCCGACGGCGCCGCCGAGGTTGCGGGCGGACCGCATCGAGCTCCAGAACTTCGCGGCCTCGCGGACGGCCTCGAGGAACGCCTCCGTATCAGGATCGTTCTCGACGACGATGCGCGGGCGGCGCTGGTTCGAGAGGAGGAGGCCCGTCAGGCGCTTGACGATCGTCTTCGTGAGGTTCCGCGGCGCCGTCGGGCGCTTCTGCTGGGCCTCGAGATCGTCGCGCCCCGGCTCGCCCGCGAAGCCCGCCGGAACGATGGCCTCGGGCGATACCGTCTCCGTGCTCGCGGCCTTGCGCCCCCACCAGTCGTACTCCTGGTGGTCGTACTGGCTCCCCCGATAGTGGGCCTCGTAGCGGTCGAGCTGGGAGTAGCGGCGCGTCCGCCCGTACGTCGCCTTCTCCTGGAGGAACGTCACGACTTCCTGGCCCTGAGGTTGAAAGGACCGGGCGGCGGGAAGCCCCGCGGGCGTCGTGCTCATGGCGTCGACCTTACCGCGGCGCGCCCATGTACTTCAACACACGGGCCCAGCACCAGGCGGCCGCGCGCGCGTACCAGGCGGCGCGCGGCACGGGCGCGCGCGGCAAGATCGTCGCCGCGAGATCCGTCGGGCGACGCGCCTCGGGCATCCCGTCCCACGGCGTCGTCGTCGGATAGATGAGGACTACCCGCGGACGAGGCGCGACGTCGCTTCGACGATCTCGACCTTTTTCGCGTTCCGCTTCTGGAGCTTGAGCGTCAGCTTCCGCTCTTTGATCCAGAGGTCGAGCTTCTCCGGCGTCGTGAAGAGCGTCGTCACGTCGTTCGGCGTGAACGCCGCCATCATCCGGTTGTGCCGCCAAATCCCCTCCGGGTTCATCAGGTGAAGACACGCCCGGCACCGACAGGCCGGGACGTGGAAGACAAAGCCCGCGTGTTCGAGCGCCTGCTGATACGCGAAGGGCGTCCGGCCGTCGCGCGCGGCCGCGAGGAACTCCTTCTGCTGCTTCTCGTCGACCTCGGGCCGCGGGTCGAACGCGCCGTGGTCCTCGTTCCGGCGGATCTTCTCGACCGCCAGCGCGACCGCGCCCTCGGCCCCGTCCTTGATGAAGCTCACCGGGGACTAGACCTTCGACTTGTCGTACTCGCCACCCATCGACGCCTGGCTCTCGCGCGAGCGCGCCATCATCTCGTAGTCGGTCAGCGCCGCCGGATTCACGGCCTGAACGAGGACGTAGTCCTCGCCGGCCGCCTCGGTGACGGCGTCATCCTGCATCGCCTCCGTCGGCGAGCCCGCGACGACGCCGACCCGCTTGAAGTCCTCCGTCTTCGCGTCGAGGGAATTGACGCCCTTCTTCAGGAGGACGACTTCGAAGGACTCGCCGCGCGAGCGGCCGTACATCTCGGGGGCGGGCTTTTCGCTCATGCCCCCGAGGTTGCCCCACTTCGGGGGCGGCGCGCGAGAGAAAACGCCTACGCGGCCGCGGGCGCTTCGGGAGCGAGCTCGACGCCGACCTGGGCGCAGGCCTCGCGAACCGGGACGCCTCGCGACTCGAAGCTCGAGAGCTGGGCCGACTGATCGTCCGAGAGCGGGTACCACTTCCCCCCGACCTCGACGGAGTGCTCCGCGTTGAAGAAGCCCCGATGGTACGCGGCCGGGGGCGCCTTCTCAGGATCGACGGCGGCGTCGCCCCCCGCCCAATCGGCGGGGCGAGGGCCCGTGCCCCACGGCATGACCGGCGAGGCGCCGGGGCCGGCGAGGCGAGCCTTCAGGAGCGCGTCCAGCTCCGGGTCGGGCTTGCCCGTGTCTCCGGACCCGTTGTCGGCGTGAGGAGCTTCGGGCGGCGGCGCAGCGCCTTCCGCGGGCGTCTCGGAGTCCGCGTGGGCTGCTTCGGGGGCCGTCGTCTGGTCGCTCATGTAGGAGAATCTCGGCCCGGGCGGGGCGCACGTCAACCCCTTTTCCGCCTCTTCGCAACCGGGACCTTCGCGAGCGCCATCCCGAAGTCGTTCGTCCCCTCGGAGATCCGAACCTCCGGGCGGAGCCGGAGGCGGTTCGCCTTGAAGCCCCGATAGTCGACGTGGTGCTGCCAGCGCCCCCACTTCCGCGTGATCTTCGTGACGTCTGGGTGCTGCCGCTGAAGGGACTGGGCCATCTTCAGACGCCCGTCGTCGACGTAGAGTTCGTCGGTGTTCCCGCCCTTCATCGACATCGTCGTCATCTTCTCGGCGAGGAACGCGAGGAAGAGGACCGTACAGAGACCGGACTTTAGGACGCGGAGCGAGAGGTCCGTGTCCTCGTTGTAGCGGCCGCGCCAGCGGAAGGGGAGATCG